AGCGTTGCGTTGCCCGAGCCGTCAGCCGTTGCAGGGGCAGTCACGGTGAACTTGCGCAGCACGCCGGTCGACTGGCGGTTCTGCGGGTTCACTGCGTACACGCCCGCGATCTGGAACGTATCGCCCTTCGCGACGGTTGCGGCAGCACCGAGGCCGGTCACGGTCAGCGTCGAGCCGGTTTGACCAGCGCCGGAAACGGTGCCGTTCGTGCGCGTGCCGGACGTGAACACGTTGATGTTCTGGTCCATGCCGATGTCGAAGCCGAGCGACGAAGCCTGGAAGATGCCGGATTCGTACTGAGCGCCGATCGAGCGCGACGGGTTGAACAGGCCGGAGGCTGCCTTGACCATCGATGCGTTGGTAGCCGGGTCCCACACGACCGTGCGACTGCCATCGCGCGGCGTTGCTTCGTTGTCGAGCACGCTGCCAGCGGAAAGAAGCGTCGCGATGTCGTTCGGGACGGTGCCAACCGTGCCCACGTTGTTCGCGACGTTGGCAGCGAGGCCAAGACCGTCGAAATCGATCTTGTTGGCGATCGTCGCCATTGCCGGCTTGATGTAGCGATCAGCGAACTCGTCGACAACCAGCGTCAGTTCTTGCGAGCTGAACGTGAAGTCAACGTGGAACTGAGTCGTCAGGCTGATCGGCAGCGACGATTCGTTCACGTTTTCGATGTTCAGGTTCGGGCCGGTCGTACCGACAAAGCGGTTCGGCTTGCGCGCGTTGACGGTCGAACCGATCTTCGCGCCGCTGACGGCGAATTCCTTGCTGTATTCGCGGTTTGCGCGCGACGAGAACGTAAGGTTGTTCTCCAAGATCATCAGCGATTCGTCGAGAATCTTGGTCGGGGTGAGAAGCGTATTTGCCATTTAAGTGTCAGCCTTTGTTTCGTTTCTTCCACGCGATGTATTCCGCCGTCGAGGCGAACTCAGCCGGCTCGACAGGTGCGGATTTGCCGCCAACCGGGGTGATCGGTGCGGGCGCTTTGGAAACTTGTTTCGGGGGAGTGGCTTGACCTACCTTCGCCTCAAGGCGAGCCAGTTCAAGCGCCATGCGCAACGGGGGGAGGGAGAGAACGCGTTCAGCCGTTTCCGGGTCTTGGCCGAGTGCATGAAGCACCTTGTGGCCTTGATCCATCGACGTAATCGCCTCCAAGAACTCAGCAGGTGCGCCGCCGAGCATCTGGAACGTGCGCAGCGACGAGTCCCAATCAGCAGCAAATTCGCTCTTGCCCGCGTCGAATACGCTGTTGCAGGCTTCGTCGAACTTCTCTTGCTGGATCAGGCGCTTCGCTTCCGCGCGGATCTGGTCCGGCGTCATCTGCTGGCCGGGCTGGTGCTCGGCCTGCGGTTGAAGCTGTTGCAGGCGCGCTTCGAGCGCTTCACGCTGTCGCTTTTCCTCGTGTTTCTCACGCGTGAGCTGGTCGATACGCCGTTGGACCCAATCGTTCTTGGGCTTGTCCTGCTGCGGCTGCTCGGTGGCTTGCGTGTTTTGCTCGGCGCCCGGTTCCGTGCTGACTTCAGCGGGCTGTTGCGCCTGTTCCAACTCCGTAGGCGTGACGGCTTCTTGCAGATTGTTTTCTTCGATTTGCATGGCTAGGCCAAGGATTGAGCCCGGTGATACCGCACCGGTACGGGGTTATTGCTGTGGAGCTGGCAAAGAAAAACCCGCACTAGGCGGGTTCGGTTGTTGCGGCATTTGTTGCATCGGGTCAGGCGGTGGAGCGCCGCCTTCTGGCGCACCGGTCCGCATCATCTGCATGACGACTTGCGTTGCGACGTGCGCGACGACTTCAGGATCGAGCGGCTGGCCGAGAGCTTGTAGGCGCTTCGTCTCCGCGTCATAGGCTTTGATGTTCGTTTCCTGCTGATCCTTGCCCTGCTTCGCCTCTTGAAGCTGCTGCGTCAAGTGCTCGATCATCTGGCCCATGTGCTGCATCTTCTGCGTGGCGTCCTGCATTTCAGGCGTCGGGCCTTCGCCCAAGATAGCCGGTGAGATCGTGCGATGCAGACGTTCGGCAACCTCGTCAGCCATCGGGAAGTCAGCCGCCTTGAACAGCAAGTCGCCGGCCACCTTCATCAGCTCCTGATCCTGCGACATGATCTGCGTGAGCGCGTTGAATGCTTCCTGACGGCGCGTCTCGTAGTTCGGGCCAACTTCGACCGTCACGTCGTAACGCCCGATGCCAGGGTTGTAGATCAGTTGCACGTCTTTCAGGTGATCGCGCTCACTCTCGGGCGGCGCCGGCTGGCCGTCAGGCGTTCCGACCGGATGCGCTTGATCCGGATCGAACTTCGCGAACGTCTCCGTCCCGTCCTCGCCGATGATGCGAATCACGCGCTGCGTGTCGTAGATCTTCGGGATCAGGTCGATCAGCACGCGGCCTGTGTAGCGGATTGCGCGCGCAACGTTGTCGATGAAGTGATACGTTGCGCGATCACCCTGCCGTTGCCGTGCCTGAATCGCGACGCCCGCCTGCGCGTTCGATTGCTGGCCGAACTGTTCCTGATACTGGCCGGATGCCATCATCAGTTCCTGCTGCGCTGTCTGCATGCCTTGCAGGTACGCAGAAGCGCCTACAGGCGGCTGCTCGCGCGTAGGGCGATCAATGGGAGAGCCGTCCTCTTTCAAGCCGTTGTAGGGCAGATACGGCAGGTTGTCTTTGTTCGCGTTCGCCCATTCGGATTCGAATCCTTCAAACGCCTCAATCGGGCCGACGAATGGCGTTTTCGTCTGAAGCGCAATGTACTCAACCTGTGCGCTGCTCATGTAGTTGTACATGCGCTGCGCGTCTTTCATGCTGCGCGTGTGACCCTTGCGCTCTACCTTGCCGTCAATCACGATCTCTTCGCCGATGACGCGAACGATCGGGATATAGCGTCCCGCCCACGGCTTTTCGTCAATGATCGTGTCGCCAGCGATCAGATACCACGTGATTTGCGGCTGGCTCACCGGGCGCTTCTGCACGCTCGGATCGCTCTCGATGACCTTGCGCTCTTCCGGGTCTTGGACCTCGGACAGCATCATCGGGCCGTTGACCGGATGATTGATCAGCGTGTCGGTCTTGGTCGTCTTGCGGAAGTATTCGCACACGCGAATCTTGTCCTTCGACAGCCAGGCGCTACCGGTCGTGTCGTCACCGAACGTCACGCTGCGCGCTTCCTCGCCCGGGTAGGTCGCCTCAAACTCCGTCTTCGTCATTTCTTCAAAGACGAAACCGTACTTGGCGTCTGAGCCATCAGCCGATTCGATGTCGCAGTCGAGATAGACCGTCAGCGGGTTTTTGACGCGGCGCAGGAAGATTTCCTGGTCGAACGAGCCGTCATGCGCGTACTCGCACACCACGCGCCAGTAGCCGAGCCCCGCCTGCACAGCAAACTCGGTCGCAGTGTCGTACACAATCTCGGCGTGCGAGTTGTATTCGATGTGGCGAACGATGCCGTCGAGAATCTTGGCAATCTCAATGTCAGCCTCGCCATCGACCGGCAGAGTCTTCACGCTCGGCTTGTTCTGCTTCGCGTCGTTGATGATCTGCAGATTGTGCTGGCGCGTCTTGTTGATCGTCAGGCATGGCCGCTGGTCGCCGTCCCGCGCGTTGCGGATCTGGTCGGGCCACTGCCAACCGTTATCGGCGTCGCCATTGGCAAACTTCAGGTCTTCAACGAAGCGCTTACGGAAGTCGCTTTCGGCTTCCTCGCAGCGTGCGAACCGCTCTTTGGCCTCGGCAACAATCTTCGCTTTCGGATCTTCTTTCGGCTTTCGCGCCATATCATCCCATCCAGGCGCCACCACCAATCACGGTGCGGCGAATCGTCGGTTTCGGTTGTGGTTTCGGAGCCTTGCCAGCGCGTCGTGCGCCCTCACAGGCGTACCGCAGCGCGTCGATGACGTGGTTATCCTTGTCTTCGAGCATCGGCAGAATGGCGCCCGTCAGCGGGTCTTCCTTGTACTTGTAGAGCGTCAGTTCGTCGATCAGATGCTTGCAGCGTGGGTGAACAATGATGTCGAACGACTTGAGGAATTCAACGCCCTCTTCCAGCGATTTCGCGCCCTTGATGGCCGGTCGAATCTTCGGGAAGCCGTTTTTCTGCATGTGGCTGATCGTCTCCGGTCGCGCAGAGTCAGCCGTGATCGGCCACTTCTCTGCGTCAGGAACGCCCATGAACAGTTCAGGCAGGTTCACGATCTCGCATCCGACCATGTACGCCTCGTAATCGACATACAGACGATTGCCGTCTATATCGCATCGAATCAGCACGGACGGATCGACCGAGAAGCCCCAGTCCGCACCCAACCGATGAATGGTGCCGCCCGGCCGTTCGAATTCTTCAATGCGCCAGTTCTTGAATACGCGCGCCTCGCTGTTCTGCTGATACTGACCGAGCCATACGTGCGCGTACTTGTCCGGGTCGCGCTTCTTATCGAACTCCATTTCATCGCGCAGCGTCGTTTCTTCGAACCAGGGGTTATCCATGTAGTTCGCTTCGACTACGATCGACCCTGGCGGAAGTTCAGGGCCGCGCATCAGAACATCGACAGGATCAGTGGCAAGGCGAGGATTCCAGCCCAACCATATCTGCGATCCCGGCTTACGGATGGTCGGGCGAAGCATCGTAAGGCTGCTATCGCTGGCGTTCTGCGCTTCCTCAAACCACGCGCGATCGAATCCTTCGAGCGACTTGATCGAGTCGGCTGTATGGTTCTGCATGCCTTCAAAGATCGTCACGCCACCTAGACGCGACGTGATGCGCTTATCCTGAACGTCGAAATAGTCGCCAGCGTTGAACGACACGATTTTCGACTCAAGCAGCTTCTTCACGGAGAACTGGAGCGATTTCAGCGTCTCGCGCAGGCACACAACATCGAGCTTTTCCCGAATATTTTCCTCTAACCACAACTCGCCGAAGAAATGCGACTTGCCAGAGCCTCGCCCGCCATGCGCAGCTTTGTAGCGAGCTGGTCGACCATCCGGCGCGGTATCGGCCAACAGCGGCAGAAACGCACGCGGCGTGTCAATAACCAGTTCATCCACGCTCAATCCTTTTGCGGGTCAACGATGCGGCGCACGATCTGGCTGAACTGCATCGGCCCACCATCGGGACCAGCCATCTCTACCGATTGCGTCGCCTTGCCATATCCGCGATCTAGGATCTCTTTCGCAGCAGCAATGCGCGCTGAATGGTTCTCACTCGTCGTCAAGATCGTTGCCAGTTCACGAATCGCGTCTTCGCCGTACTCTTGGGCGAGCGCGCGAACGTCAGCCGTGATCTTGTTCGGCGTACCCTTCACGCGGCCGCCGGTTTTCACGCCTTTAGCCATGTGTCTAATTCCGTCTAAATCAATCTACTTTTGAGTGGTGGCTGTATCATTGCCGTATAAACAGTTCCTAGGGGCAACAATGACAGAGGCGCGAATTC